CAATCGCTTCTATGACCTGGGCATTGCTACTCCTGCTGAACGTCAGTTCTTTGACAACGCACTAAACACATACAAAGCAATTACTCAAGCAAGACCAGGAATACAACAGCAGTTCCGGGATCACATTTTTCTCAATGAAACCAAGTATCACGCAGACAAGGCAGGCAAGTTTCAACGCCTATGGCCAGAACTGGCATTCCTATGCAAATAACACCTATTGACCAAGACAACAATTTATTCTTTGTTGAAGATGTATTTCCACAAAGCCTGGTAGATCAAATAATTTCTACTGATTGGCTGGCCTTGCCATGGCAACAGCAAGAAGGACAAGAATCTTTGTCACGCCGAAGAATTAAAAATCAATCACTGACATGGAATTCAGAGTGGGACTCTTGCTGTAAAGAACTATGGCCAGCCATTGGCAAATTCATTGGATGCGAACTGTCGAGTTATCAAAGCAACGGCAATAACTATGGTACTGCATGGTGGGTTGATGAACCAGGGTTTACTTGTCCTATACATACTGATGGCGAAATGCCTGGCGCCATGCAACTGATCTGGATTGGAACTGCCAATTTGGGCACTACATTTTACAACTACAAAAATTCCAACACCATAAGACATCAGTTTGTTGTTGCTCCAAACACAGGATACATTATGATCAACAGCCCAGACCATAATGGGTACAGAAAATTACAGTGGCACGGAATGTTAAATCCTGTGCCAGACAACTTGTTTAGAGTAAGTTCATATTCATGGTTAAGTAAAAAATGATAACCAAAAGCCCTACATTTTGCTCAGCACCTTGGACCAGTCTCAACATCGACCAAACGGGTCTAGTCATGCCGTGTTTTCACACCGGATATGAATTAGGTAATATTAAACACACACCTATTCAACAAGTGTTAGTGGACAACCCAATTAAACACATAAGACAAACCATGGCTCGTGGTGAATGGCACGATGCATGTGCTTGGTGCAAAAGGCTAGAAGAAACCACTGGATCCAGCGGAAGAACAGTGAGACATGCCAGCGCAGAAACATTGGCTGCTATTGACGCTGACATAGATTTTTTTAAACTAGAGCATTTGGTAGTTAACTGGAGCAATCTTTGCAATTTAACCTGTGTGTACTGCAACGATCAAACATCCACTGCTTGGCAAAGCATTAAAAAAATTCCCATCAATCACATAAAGAATGAACATGCAGATTTGATCGAGCTGGCCAAGACACATGGTCATAACATACAAGGACTTAGCTTGGGTGGCGGAGAACCATTGTTGCAAAAAGGACTTGATATGTTTTTAAACTATCTTGATCCTGCCAAAGTGTCAGTAATGGTCACAACCAATCTCAGCATGGAAATCACAACCAACCCCATCTATCAAATTCTCAAAACATGGCCCAAGGTAGAATGGATGATCAGTTTTGACAATGCCAACAAAGAAAAATTTGAATATGTAAGAGATGGTGCCAATTGGGAACAATTTGTAAAAAATTTGCGACAAATGAAACAAGACGGTCAAAAAGTAAATGCACATCCAGCTTACAGTATCTATTGTGCATTGGATCTTATTGAGTATTATGATTTTTGCACAGCAGAAGACTTGGGTATCTACTGGTGTGAACTCAATCACCCAATGGAGTTAGACATACGAAGACATTCTCAAGCATTGCGAGACTTAGCAGTTGAAGAAATCAATCAAGTGGTTGATAAGTACAGCAGCGGAAGAAATTTAGCTATGGATGTTTTAAAAACTTATCGTAACACTCTATTAGACAACAGTTATCTCCGAGCCCAAGAAAATTTTAACCCATCAAAAACTTTAGAATGGCACGTAGAAATAGAAAATACTTTGAAAAAAACAAACAAGTTTGTTGAGTTATGGCCAACCCTAGCAAAGGAAATACAATGAGACAGTTTGAAAATCCTCCCTGGCATCCAGGGGTCAATGAGGCCAACACAGTGTCAGAATTTATGCCAACTGATACCAAAGAATCTTTTGAAAAACTTTGCCAGGTACCTGAGTACCGTGAATATTTTCGCCAGCAGGGATGGCTAGAACCTGGAGCAATTACATACGCTATCAATAGTTATGGATTTCGCTGCGAGGAGTTCGATGACCGAGATTGTATCATTGCCTTAGGTTGCAGTTTTACTGTTGGTATAGGGTTGCCTGTTGAAAGCACTTGGCCGCAAATAGTTGGCAAAGCACTAGGACTTGTGCCGTATACCATGGCCTGGGGCGGATCATCTGCTGACACCTGTTTTAGATTGGCAGAATATTGGGTTCCGCACCTTCGTCCCAAGGCAGTGTTCATGCTGACGCCGCCACCCAATAGGTTTGAGTTGATAAAAGCAACCGGTGTGCCTCCCATTGACAATTACATGCCAAACAGTGAATCAAACAGTGCAACCGAAATTGATGGTTTTTTAAAGCACTGGCATACCATGGATGAAAATTCCAGATTGAATCAGAAAAAAAACAAATTGGCAATTCGAGCCATGTGTACAGAATTTGATATTCCGTTCTACGAATACGAAGCATTTGGGCACATGTCTTTGAGTAGAGAAGAGATTGGGTACGCTAGAGATCGCATGCATGGTGGTGCAGGCGGCCACGCCAAATTGGCAGAAAGAATGTTGAATGATTTCTCCAAAAAGTAATTTAGAAACAGTGCTGGTCAAAGCACCGCACAGAGTCGAAACATACACTGAACAGGAACTCACGGAGTTTGCGCTGTGTGCTGATCCTGTGACCGGCCCGCTGTATTTCATGGATAACTTTTTCTTCATTCAGCATCCCACACGCGGCAAGATGCTGTATCATCCTTTTGACTATCAAAAGCGACTGATTGCTACCTATCACAACTACAGATATTCAATATCCTTGATGCCTCGACAAACCGGCAAGTCAACTTCGGCTGCTGGATATCTACTGTGGTATGCTATGTTTGTGCCAGATTCAACCATTCTCATTGCCGCACACAAATACACAGGCGCACAGGAAATTATGCAACGCATACGCTATGCATACGAACTGTGTCCCAATCACATTCGAGCAGGTGCTACCAGCTACAACAAAGGATCAGTGGAGTTTGAAAACGGATCGCGTATCGTAAGTCAGACCACAACAGAAACAACCGGACGGGGTATGTCGATATCCTTGCTGTACGCTGACGAATTTGCATTCGTTCGCCCCACTATTGCCAAAGAGTTTTGGACTTCAATTTCGCCCACGCTGGCCACTGGTGGTAAGGCAATTATCACAAGCACTCCCAACTCGGACGAAGATCAGTTTGCGTTCTTGTGGAAAGGCGCCAACAAAACTCAAGATGAACACGGCAATACCACAGAACTTGGCATCAACGGATTCCGTGCATTTAGGTCATACTGGCGTGAACATCCTGATCGTGGCGACGAATGGGGTGCTGAACAATTGGCACAACTGGGAGATGAACGTTTCCGCAGAGAAATGGACTGTGAGTTCGTTATCAATGACGAAACACTAATCAATCCAATCAAGCTGATGGACTTGGAAGGCACAGAGCCCACACGCAGGTCAGGCCAAGTGCGTTGGTATAAAACTCCCGAAAAAGATGGCATGTATGTGGTGGCCCTAGATCCCAGCTTGGGCACAGGCGGTGATCCTGCTGCCATACAGGTGTTTGATGCTAGAACCACAGATCAAATTGCCGAGTGGCGCCACAACAAAACTGACATTCCCACTCAAGTGCGAATTCTAGCAGACATTGTGAAAGAATTACATGCTGTGACCAAAGACGATAAAAGCATCTACTATTCAGTGGAAAACAACACCATTGGAGAAGCGGCCCTAATCAGCATAGCAGAATACGGCGAAGACAACATTCCGGGTTATTTTTTAAGTGACAACTCGGTGACCGGTGGTACTGGACGTAGATTCCGCAAGGGCTTTAACACCACAAACAAAAGCAAGATCACAGCCTGCAACAAGTTTAAAATTCTAGTGGAATCGGGACGTATGAAAATCAACTCAAGACCCTTGGTTTCAGAACTCAAAACATTTGTAGCTACTGGTACCAGTTATGCTGCAAAACCGGGCGAAACTGACGACTTGGTTATGGCCAGTTTGCTGGTGGTGCGCATGCTGTTGATGCTGCAAACCTACCACGCAGACTTGGACACACACCTAAAAGACCATGGAGATATGACTGTTGAGCCGTTTCCATTCATATCACTAATGCGATAAATAACAAACTATGGCTATAGAAAACATTTCCCAAGACGTTGCTGACCTGCTGGCAACCAAAGACTATGACGTCAAGTACACTGACGGACAAGGCAAAGACTCTTCACCAGAAGAAGCTAAGACATTTGCGTTTGACTGGGTTGCAAAATCCGGACAAAACTACGGTACAGTGGTAATTGTACTGGGCGACGACAACGACTTGCAATTGTTCTTTGGAGACAACTTGGGTAAGACCATGGAAAATCCCCAGGACAAACTGGACTGGTTTGGTTCAGAGCGCGAAACAGGCTTCTTGCCTGAACTCAAGAACTTTGCCACGCAGCACAGATACACATTCAGTCCCAAAAACATCAACCAACTCAAGCACACAATGACCGGGATGGCAGCCATCAAAGAAGGCCTGTTTGAAGGCTACTACGGCACACGCAAAGTCAGCTATGTGGGCGAACAAACCGAAGCTAGGCTGGTGATCAAACACAACCGCATGATTGGCGAAGATGACAAACGCTATCGCTATGTGGAAAGTTTGTTTATTGAAACTGCTGAAGGCGAACGATTCAAACTGCCATTTGTCAAACTGTCAGGTGGCCGAGCCATGTTGGAGCATGTGAAACAAGGTGGTAGACCTTACGACATCCGTGGCCAACACATCAATGAGATTGTGAGCGAAATGGCGGTGTTGAGTAGATTCAATAGAGCCAGCCAACAACGAGTGTTTGAAGGCATCACACAAGAACTGGTAGAAACTGCTCAGCACTACTACAGTGGCCTGCGTGAAAGCCTACAGCACATGGCCAGTCATCGTGGCTACCAACAATATTTTGAATCATGGACACCAGCTGACATTGGAGATGAAACTGCCCTGGTAGAAGATCTCAAGACCATGTTCATTGAACAAACACTGGATGCCAGAATTGAAGCAGCATTGCCCACACTGGCCAAAATACAACAACGAGGAAACGCTATGAAAGAAGCACAAATTTTTGAAAACTGGGTGAACAACATTACAGAAGGCACATGGGCCTTGCCAGACACCCCAGAAGCACAAGCCAAACTGAATAAACTCATGAGTCAAGAACTCATTGTTGGTCCGGATGCTACCAATGCTACAGAACAACTGTATGATGTGATAGGCGATGATATGTTGTTTGACATTCTTGGCGACTTGGCTAAACAAGATCCTCGGGCTAACATTTGGGACGATACAGATGTGCAGGCTAGATTGGCTGCTCTAGGTATTCAAACTCCACAAAGTGCCGAAGCTGACCCTGCTGATATTGCACAAGACACAGCACCGGATGATGATGAAGATTATTATGCATTGCCAGATGCTGACGGTGATAGACCACAAGGCGTGGCAGAAGAATTGTCAATGCAACATCAACGTGACCATAGTACACAAAAGTACGCCGACACTAGCAACAGTCTAGCAAAAAGAACAGTGAGTCAAGCCGAAGTACCAAATGTTACCAAGAGTGCTGACGGTCACCCAACTGTTCGCGGTCGCGCAGACAGCACACGTAAAACATACGCCACGAGAGTTGATCCTACTATCACTCCAACATCAGTTAAAAGACTAAGTGGTGATAGACCTATCCCATCTTTCTTGCAAAAAGGTGTGGCAGAAAACACAGAACTCAGCGCCATGCTCAAATATGCTGGCGTGCCAGTAAAAGAAAGTGTGCTGACAGATTCAACTGGTCACACTTTGGATCACATTCTACAACGTTTCAGCAGAGAAGTTGCTGACTTCGAAGCCGGTGGCGATTTGGACCAAGATCTATATGAGGCGTTGTATGACTACTATTTTGATGACATGCCATATGGTGTGAAAAAAGATCGCACCGGGGATTCATACGAGTGGGTGTCTGAGCGTTTGGCTGACGAATTGGGCGTGATGGAAAGCAACTCAGGCATGATCATGCCCGAAGCTGACCCAATGGCCACAGTTGAAGCCATGCCAGACATGAGCGCACCAGTTGCAGAAGGTTCATGCAATGCAACCATGGAAGGTGAATACTGTCCAGAACACGGCCTAGCCGAATGTGGCTACATGGAAAGCATGGGCGGCACTGTGGCAGGCGGTATAGCGCCAGTAATTGGCGAAGCACCACAAGACCCAATCAACTACAATGGCGCCATTACTGGCAGTTATTACGAGTCGCGAGACGGTGACGCACTTTTGGCAAGAATAAAATCACTGGCTTTGCTCAAATGACATAAATAAACTTGACACCAAGGCAAATAGCGCATATACTACATGGTGTATGCGCTTTTTTGTTTGTGCGTCACAGGCAACAAAAGATCTAATTTTTAGATAGGCAACACATAGGCAACTTTTTTAGGAGAAACAAACTATGGCATCTTTAGCAGAAATCCGAGCAAGACTACAGGCAGCTGATACAAAAGGCAACTCAAACCAAGGTGGAGGCGATCGAGCAATTTATCCACACTGGAACATGGAAGAAGGTCAATCGGCCACACTACGCTTCCTACCTGACGGTAACACAAAAAACACATTTTTCTGGGTCGAACGAGCAATGATCCGACTGCCATTCAATGGCGTCAAAGGAGAAACGGAATCCAAACAAGTATTCGTGCAAGTTCCCTGCGTGGAAATGTGGGGAGACGCCTGCCCGGTACTGGCAGAAGTACGTACTTGGTTCAAGGACAAGAGCCTTGAAGACATGGGTCGTAAGTACTGGAAAAAACGCAGTTACCTGTTCCAAGGTTTTGTGCGTGAGAATCCCATCTCTGAAGACAAAACTCCAGACAATCCCATCCGCAAGTTCATCATTGGACCTCAGTTGTTTACCTTGATCAAGGGTGCATTGATGGATCCTGAGTTGGAAGAATTGCCAACTGACTTGATGCGTGGCCTGGACTTTCGTATCACCAAGACCCAAAAGGGCGGTTTTGCTGACTACAACAGCTCTAAGTGGGCACGTAAAGAGTCAGCACTCACAGAAGCTGAACAGGCTGCAATTGAAACACACGGCTTGTATGACTTGAGCACATTCCTGCCCAAGCGTCCCGGCGATGTCGAACTGAAGGTGATCAAAGAGATGTTTGAAGCATCAGTTGATGGTCAGCCGTATGACACTGAGCGTTGGGGTCAATACTTCCGCCCAGCTGGTGTGGCTGCACCAGGTGGTGCCGCTGCCGGTGATGCAGAAGACGCACCAGCACCTGCTGCCAAACCAGCACTCAAGGTTGCTGCGCCGGCAGCACCCATGGCCGAAGACTCATTTGATGAGGAACCAGCACCTGCAGCCGCACCAGTCACAGCAGCCAAGCCCGGTGGTAATGCCCAAGACATCTTGGCCATGATCCGCGCACGTCAACAGAAGTAATGTTGGTTTTTTGCTATCATAATGGAGCCATGGGCCATACAACCATGGCGCTCATTGAGACATGCACAAAAGAAGGGAACAAAGAGTTCCCTTCTTTCTTCGATCAACAGAACTTACACCACTATGCTCCTCAATGCGTCTTGTACAAATTAAAACATCCAGAGTGTAATGTATCTGTAGAACAGGCATTAGGTAATAAAGTAGCTTGCTCCACATCAACAACTTATTTTGGCCGTTATCTAATTTTATTAATGGGACTAAAGAAATGGGTTAGAGACGAACCGGATTATAATGATCCTGTGGTATACAAACAGCCTGGTCAGACATACGGTGAACAGCTAGAGATACTATCAGTAACACTAAAAGATAAAACGCAATCAGATCTGGATTGGTATACCGATTGCGATTATAAGTTGGATATTGTTGATTATTGGCAAAACCCTGCGCATGTCTCTGCATGGTTAGCACACTTAGGATTTACTCCTGTACATAAACGAGTAGAAGAATTCTGTAAACTAGCGTCGGCTACAAATCAATTGTATTATGATAGTGTGGTAAAATGTCAGCAGATAGTCGATGATGTTATTTTAAAAAAAGTACGTGAGATTACCTTGAGTTTTTATGAAACGGCGATGTGCCATTCAATGCTGTTAAGACACTATAGCGTTTCTCACGTCGAGTTGAAACTGTTGCATGCTCCGCCAACAAGCACAAGTGATCTAATAGGAATATTACCATGAGCAAGAGATTTCACGATTGGTATAAAATGCAAAAGGATGTACAAGGGTGGAACAATATTCCGCCAGACAACACCTTGGCTGACATTTTAGGACCAATGGACTTATCTTTGAATTTTGATTATTGTCACTATAGTATTAAGAAGCTGCTCGGTTTGTTTGAGTGCGAAAATGATCAACGGCCAGATCTGTATGTTATTACAGACATCGAACTGAGTAAAATTCGCCTTGAAGAACTGTTTGCACTATATCAAGATTGTTATAACAAAAGCAAACGCGGAATTTACATAGCGGCATTGAGTTACTATCTGTCACCGTTAATGTTTGACGAAACATTGTCAGGAACCTATAGTGAAAATATTGATACTGTGTTTAGGAAGAACTTTTCGTTTGCTGACCGTATTGAAAATTTAAGCACCGTAATTGATCACCCCTTACAGTTGGCACATCAACAAGGACATATGATCGAAGGCAGCAATTATATTTTTGTACATCCGAACATAAAATATTTTTTATGGAAAGATTAACATGAAACCTACTAAAGTTGCACGTTACAAGATGTGGAAGAATCCACTGTATAAGTGGGATTCTTATATTAGAAACCGACACAGAACAAAAAAAATCTGTGATCCCTGGTCTCAAAAGATAATCGAACATTGTGAAGGCTCTTCGGTGGTGTTTAACAGCGGAGGATTATTTTTTAAGGACTTTATACCAGACATAACAGTGGTCGAAGTGGCACCTTGTCCGATTAAATCAGTAGAAGGTATGGTATATTCTAATCAAGGTATTGACTTTGACAACCAGTTTGATAACTTGATTCTGATAAATCCGATATCGCTAAAATACAACAGCAGTATACTAGACTTTTTGGTAAATCAGCGTATCAACCGTTCAGGTCCGAATAAACCTAATTTACTGAAATGGCTTAAGAACCCGGGCAAAATTTATCTCAGTACGTCAGATTGGCATATTTACTACGATAGATTAAAGTATTCAGTAGTTGACATGGTTGCAATTCAACTAAGAGAACTACAGAAAATTGGTATAGAGTGCAAGTATTTAGAGATTACATCCGTAAACTCTGACGTTGAAAACGGCAATATTAAAATGATATTGTCAACAAAACATAGTATAATATAAACATATTAAGGAAAACATCATGGGAAAACCATTTGACGTAAGCAAGTTCCGCAAGGAAATCACTAAGAGCATTGACGGACTGTCAATTGGCTTCAATGATCCAACAGACTGGATCAGCACAGGCAACTATGCATTGAACTACCTGATCTCGGGCGACTTCCAGCGTGGCATTCCACTAGGTAAGGTCACTGTGTTTGCTGGAGACTCTGGTGCAGGTAAGAGTTATATCTGCTCAGGCAACATTATTAAGAACGCACAAGAGCAAGGTATCTTTGTGGTGTTGATTGACTCAGAAAATGCGCTTGACGAAGATTGGCTCAAGGCACTTGGAGTTGACACAAGTGAAAGCAAATTGCTCAAATTGAGCATGGCCATGATTGATGATGTGGCCAAAACAATCTCTACATTCATGAGCGACTACAAGGCCTTGCCAGATGGCGAACGCCCCAAGGTCATGTTTGTGATTGACTCATTGGGCATGTTGTTGACTCCCACTGACGTTAACCAGTTTGAAGCAGGCGAAATGAAGGGTGATCTTGGACGAAAGCCCAAAGCTCTAACCGCTTTGGTGCGTAACTGTGTGAACATGTTTGGTTCATACAATGTTGGGTTGGTTTGTACCAACCACACATACGCATCACAGGATATGTTTGACCCAGACGACAAAATTAGCGGCGGTCAAGGTTTCATTTACGCCTCATCAATTGTGGTGGCCATGAAGAAGATGAAGCTGAAAGAGGACGAGGACGGCAACAAAGTGTCTGAAGTCAACGGTATTCGTGCAGGCTGCAAAGTTATGAAAACACGTTATGCTAAACCGTTTGAAGGTGTGCAAGTCAAGATCCCGTACACAACAGGTATGAGTCCATACAGTGGCCTTACTGATTTGATTGAGAAAAAGGGCTTGCTCAAGAAAGAAGGCAACAGCCTGGTGTTCACCACAAGCGAAGGCGAAATTATCAAGAAGTTTCGTAAAGGTTGGGAACGTAACGACGACAACTGTCTTGACACAGTGATGAAAGACTTTGGAAATATCAAGGAAGAGGTAAGTATCGTCGAGGAGGAAGCAGAATGAGTGAAACAATAGCAAGTGAAATTTGGGGCGAACTCAAGCGTTTTGTAAACACAGTTGATCGCCAGGAGGCAGCAGAGACTGTGGTACAGATCTTGATGGACAATGATTCAGATGTCGAGGACATTCGCAACGCTTTTAAAGGTGATAGTGATATCAAACGGGCGTTGACTACATATCTTGACAACGACAAGGACTATGAAGTTGAAGATGAAGATGATGATGAGTACCAAGAAGAGGAAGACGACGGAGATTGGGAAAATTAATGACAGACAAGGTGTTTCCTATTCGGAACAACGCCGCATGTGTGTACAAGTGGGGATGGAACACATTCAGACTTTACAATGCAACGTCGAGTAGCTGTCACAGAGTAAATCCTGTGACAATTCCTCTAGACAAGTTTGATGATTTTCATAATACTCCCGAAGTACTCAACGACAGACAAAAAATGCTAGACGGCGAATGGCCGGGGCGTGGCTGCGAGTATTGCGAAAAAGTTGAAAAGCAAGGTGGAGTAAGTGATAGGCTGTATCACAATGACATTCCTGGTCTCACTCCTGTGGATTTTACTACTCTGGGTGATCAAAAGGTAACTCCTCGCATTGTTGAACTTTATCTGACCAACACTTGTGATCTTGCGTGTGTGTATTGTTCACCAGGATTTAGTTCAAGGATCAACGACGAACTTAAAAAATACGGCCCGTACCCAATTAACATCACGCCAATAACACAACTACCCAACAGGAATGAATATTTTGCTGCATGGTTGAATTGGTTAGATCAAAACTATCAACATCTCGATCGAGTAAGTATCCTAGGAGGTGAACCGTTTTTGCAAAAGGAAATGTGGAGCATACTAGAATTTGTAGGCACCAAAAAAAATCAAAATTTGACTATTTCGGTCAATACAAACTTGAATGCTAATCTAGACACCGTGAAACGTTTTGTCGAAACTTGCAAAAATCTGATAGCCAACAAAAAAATCAAACAAGTACACATTGACGCTAGTTTAGATTGTTGGGGACCACAAGCAGAATTCATTAGAGATGGGTTGGATCTCAACCGCTGGCAAGAAAATTTTGAATATTTAATAACTCACAAGTGGTTATCTATATCGGTGCATCAAGTTATTACTGCATTGAGTATCGGGACTACACTTGAGTTTCAACAACGCATAGCAAAATACAAAATCCAAAATCCAAAAATCACACAGGCATATCATATGGTTGATAGTGGATACGAAGAAATATATCATCCTGGCATGTTTGGGGCAACATTTTTCAAAGATAAATTACATACGCTGTTGGAGCATTATCCAATCACTACAAAGTGGGATATAGAAACACGCAAGCGATTGGAAGGTATATGTCTAATGATTGATGCAGAAAAGCCAGACCTATTGCGATTATCTAAACTTCGTGCTACACTAGACATGATAGACCAACGACGTAGTACTGACTGGAAAAAATTGTTTCCAGATATTGCGCAATACTTTATAGAAAACGGAGTTTAAATATGTGGTATAGCCGAGTAGTTGCTAGCCTAGGAGCAATACCGGACTTCATTGCACATTACGAGCGTGAAATTGATGATGCTAAAAAAGACTGCCGCATTGCCGGACTGGTTGAAAAAAACATCACAGCACTCCCGGGTATTACTGAGTTTAGATACAACCAGCTTCAAGAAATTGAAGCTGTGTTGAACTATCTCAATATCCAACTGCGTAAGATCCGTAGAAAACACTTTCAAAAATACCTGGAAGGATATGCCCGTGCGCTCACCAGTCGCGATGCTGAAAAGTATGTGGATGGCGAAGATGAAGTAATTGACTATGAAACCATAATCAACGAAGTGGCATACCTACGCAATCGGTGGTTGGGTATCATGAAGGGCTTGGATACCAAACAGTGGCAAATGGGCCATATTGTGAGACTAAGAACTGCTGGCATGGAAGACATCCAGGTGTAAATACCTGCATGAAAATTGTACTTGTCACAGGCGGTTTTGACCCCATCCATTCTGGGCACATCGCCTACCTTGAAGCTGCTAAAAAATTAGGAGACACACTCGTTGTTGGTGTAAACTCCGATGCTTGGTTGCAGCGCAAAAAAGGTCGAGCGTTTATGCCTTTGCATGAACGTATGCGTATTGTGTCATCTATGGCAGCAGTAGATGCAGCATATCGTTTTGACGACAACGACGGTAGTGCAGTTGAATTTATCAAAGCCATAAAAGCACAATACCCCAATGACGAAATCATCTTTGCCAATGGCGGCGACCGCACAAAAGAAAACATTCCAGAAATGGTGTTTGATGATGTAGAGTTTGTGTTTGGTGTAGGCGGATTTAACAAAGCCAATAGCTCCAGTTGGATACTCGAAGATTGGAAAAAACCCCAGACACAACGTGCCTGGGGATACTATCGTGTGTTGCACGAAGTTGGCGCCAATACCAAACTAAAAGAACTCACAGTTATGCCTAAAACTTGTTTGAGCATGCAACGGCACGACAAACGTTCTGAGTTTTGGTTTGTGGCCGAAGGCGAAGCCACGGTATACACATTAGATTCCAGCACAGACAGAGACGTCAAGGATCATATGCAGTATCATGAATCCTGTTGGATCCATCGCAATGAATGGCATCAGCTGTGCAACGAAACTGATCAGCCACTCCGACTGATTGAAATACAATTTGGTGCAAATTGTGTAGAAGAGGACATTGAACGCAAATGAAAGATATTATACCAGTATTTGTAGGATACGATCCTAGAGAAGCAATCGCGTATCACACCTGCGTAAATTCTATCATTCGTAATTCAAGCAGACCTGTTGCAATCATTCCTGTTGCACTTAATTTGTTCAAGGACTACAGCGAAACACATACTGACGGCAGCAATCAATTCATCTACACACGATTTTTAGTTCCGTACCTGATGCAATTCACCGGCTGGGCAATCTTTATTGATGGCGATATGATAGTACGTGGAGACATTGCTGAATTGTGGGATTTGAAAAATGACTACGCAGATGTAATGGTAGTCAAACACGACTATAAAACCAAAATGACCAAAAAGTATCTTGGGTCAAAAAATGAAGACTATCCACGTAAGAATTGGTCAAGCGTTATACTTTGGAATTGTGGCAGTTTTCCTAATCGTAAATTAATGCCTGAGTTTGTGCAAAAAGCTACCGGTGCCGAACTGCATCGTTTCACCTGGCTCGATGACAAACGCATTGGCGAACTGCCGCCAGAATGGAATTGGTTGCCCGATGAATACGGGCCAAACCCCGCTGCCAAGCTCTTGCACTATACCTTGGGCACTCCATGCTTTCACGAGTTTGCCGACACACCACAAGGTAACGAGTGGCACCGGGAACGCATGCTTGCTGATTATTGCCAGCAAAGGATACCCGAATGACAGATTGGGAGCTTGAAGACGAATCGTCATATATTCCACCACCCCCGCCAGCACCGCCTGAACCGCATGTGTTGGATCAAACAGTTCCGGAGATCCAAGAACTATTTCAAAACATCTTAAAATATCGTGTGGATCCCGAAGGCATTTACTACAATGTCACACTAGAAAAGTTGCAACAACAAATGGCTGCATTACCAGTCAATCACATTGTGGCACTGGATAGTGAATATAGATACGAAAGAAAAGGTCACATGTACGATCCATTAC